ATAATTTTTAATAGTAAATAATTTACAAATTATATTTAAAATTACTGTTCTATTATGACAAACTCTACCAACTATATTTTGATTTATTTTTATTTTTAATTCTTCATATTTTGTTATATTATTATTGTATTCATCTAATAATGATTTCATAATTAAATTATTATTTAGATCATTATTTAGATCATTATTTTTTTTAGTTTCAATCGGTGTGTCCTTTTTTAATAATAATTTATTCATTTATATATATAACTATATATTTTATAATAGATATTTATTCCAATCTTCCAAAGTATCAATATCAATAGTATCTTCTTTATTCATTATATAAGGATAAATCTTTTCTCCACTAATTTTATTATCATTTAATAAATAAGGTTTTAAAATATCAATATAACCATTATGCAAATAAGTTTGGGGTAATAGTTGGCGACATTGATTATATGGTTCTATAATATATTCTTCATGTATTCTTAATTTTGTAAATAAAGGCACTAATACATTATCTTTAACTTCATACATTTTAAATGGTGATTTTTCATAAGGAATTACTGTTCTTAAACTATCATATTCATTAAAATTTTCAATAAATAAATCTAAGCATTTATTTATATCTTCTATTTTTCTAATTGGTTGTGTAGGTCTTAATTGTAATATAATATCTGGATTATAATTTTCTGTTTCTTTTAAATAATCAATCATATGTTTAATAAATTCAAAGTCAGTTGATAAATCTTGTGATATTTCACTTGGTCTTAATACTGGAATTTCAGCTCCATATTCTTTAGCAATATTTGCATATTTTTCTGAATCAGTTGTAACTACTACCCTCATTTGATTATTTTTATAATATTTAGTTTCTTTTGCTTGATCTATTGAATGTGCAATTAATGGTTTTCCATTTAAAATTTTTATATTTTTATCTAATATCCCTTTTGAACCACTGCGTGCTGGTATTAAACATAATATAATCATTATATATAATGATTATATTTGTAGATATAGACGATACTATTTGTTATTATCCAGATAATTGTGATAAAAAAAATTATGAATTAGCTCTACCTCATAACGATAGAATAGAAAAAATTAATAAATTATATAAAGAAGGTAATACTATTATATATTGGACAGCTAGAGGAACGATGACAGGAATAAATTGGTTTCATCTTACATATAATCAATTAAATTCATGGGGATGTTTATTTAATGAATTACGAATGGGAAAACCAGCTTATGACTTATTCATTGATGATAAAAATATTAATAGCGAAAGTTATTTTTATAACTAATAATTTACTTTTTTTTATTACTTTTAATTAGTAATAAATTTTCTATCTTATTATTTTTATTTTCTTCTTGATTTAATAAATTTATTTTATTCTTTTTATTGTATTCTTGATTTAATAAATTTACATTATTATTAGAATAATATTTTTGTTCATATTCATAATCATGTATTTTTGCCATATGATTATCTTCATAACTAGAACCACCTGTAAACCCTATTAAAAATATATTTGCATTAGGATATTTATTTCTTAAATAAAAATAAGTAAAAAAACCAGTTGTTGGTGTTTTATTTTCTGTATAATTTGTTATGAAATTTTCAACTAATATTTTAGGACAATTATCAATATTAGTTTTTAATTCTTCATCATTTGAATTACCATTTACAAAATATATTTCTTTGAATCTATTATGATAATTATTTTTATATCCCCAATAACTAACTTGATTACGTCTAATAAATAATAGTTTTTCATTATTATTAAAAAATGGTCCATCGTGAAAATGATGATTCATGAAAACCACTAAATCTTCTGATTTAATTATTTTAAATATATTTATATCTATATTGTAATAATTTGATATTATATATATATTCATTATAAATAATTATAAAATTATTTATTAAATTTAAAATCTTTTAATTATTAATGAATAAACTTTTATTAAGTAGTAATAATAATATTGTGAAAAATGTTAAAACTAAAATTAAAAGTATTAATAAATTTGATTTTATAGAAAAAGTTATTTATATAAATTTAGAAAAAAGACTAGATAGAAAAATAGAAGTAGAAAAACAACTAGAATTATATTTTCCAAAAGAAAAAATAATTAGATTTAATGCCATTCAAGAAGAAAAAGGTTTTGTTGGATGTACAAAAAGTCACATTGGTGTACTTCAAATGGCTATTGATAATAAATGGAAAAATTGTTTAATTGTTGAAGATGATATTGAATGGATTAATGAAGATTTTAATAAAACTTATGACCTATTCATTAAATTAGTAAATAAAGAATTTGATGTTATTGTATTAAATTCTAATTGTACTAGAAAATATGATACAGTAACTAATAAATTATTTAGTACAACATCTACTGGTGCTTATTTTATTAAAAAAAATTATTATGATAAATTATTATCAAATTTTAAAGAAGGTTTCAACTTATTATTAAAAAATATTAATAGCCATAATTATCGTGTTGATGAATATTGGCAAAGATTACAAAAAATAGATAATTGGTATGTAGTTGTACCATCTTTATGTATTCAAAAAGATGGTTATAGTGATTGTATTGCAGCTTTTAGACAATTTGATAAAAATAGATTTAAATAGACTATAATATTTAGAAAAAATATAGATTATATTATATGAATAATTTAAAAAAAATAATATTAATAAACAAACATGTAACACCAACACGAATAAATGAACTTATTATAACACCAACACAAATAAATGAAAATAATAAATTTAATTTTATTGAAAAAGTAATATATATAAATTTATTAAAAAGAAACGATAGAAGAGTTGCTGTTGAACAACAATTACATTTATATTTTCCTGCTAATAAAATTGTCAGGTTTAATGCTATTTACCATGAAAAAGGTTTTATAGGATGTACACAAAGTCACATTGGTGTACTTCAAATGGCTATTAATAATAAATGGAAAAATTGTTTAATAGTAGAAGATGATATTGAATGGATTAAAGGAAATGATTTTGAAAAAACACATATGTTATTTAATGAATTAGTTAAAAAATCTTTTGATGCTATTGTATTAAATTCTAATAATGATAGAAGGTATAATAATAAAACATATAAATTAAATGGTTCTACATCTACAGGAGCATATTTTGTAAAACAAGATTATTATAATAAATTAATTAGTAATTATAAAGAAGGTTTGAACTTATTATTACAAAATATTAAAAATCATGAATATCGTATTGACCAATTTTGGCAAAGATTACATAAAACAGATAATTGGTATATACTTGTGCCATCTTTATGTAATCAAAAAGATGGTTATAGCGATGTTAATAAAACTGTAAGAAAATTTACTAAAAATAATTTTAGTTAAACAAATTTTAATATTTATTCTAGTAATGACATAAAAAAAGATTCACTAGAGGGTTCTCTTTCTAGAAATTTTCTTATACTAATAGATGACTCTCGAATACCTCCATATGATAAGACTTCTTCACGTAATTTCATACCAAGTTCTTCATCTAATTCTTTACCTTTAAACATTGAAAATAAATCTTTAGCATAAACTAATGACCATAAATATCCATAATATCCTGATTCATATCCACCCATTAAATGACCAAATGAGGCCATTTCATTAGTGTTTTCTAATAAATCTATTTGGCAAATCTCTTTTACATTTTTATCATAAATATTTTTAGCATCACAAGTAAATGATTTACTATGAATTTCCATATCCGTTATACTAAATGTTAATTGTCTTGAATAATGCCATCCATTTAACATATTTCTTTTTTTATTAATCTGTTCAATCATTTCATCAGTTAATCCTTCAGACATCATTTTTAATGGTTCTGATTGATAGCACCATTCTTCAAACATTTGTGATGGTGTTTCAACAAAATCCATTTCACAACTAAAACTTGCTGTATCACTATATTTAGATCTAGACGATATATGATGCATTACATGACCAAATTCATGAAAAAATGTTTCTACATCATCAAAATTTAAACAATCTTTTGGAAAATTACATGCCATTGCTGCTACTGGTAATGTATGTTCAGATTTATCTATAAAATTAAAGCAAGCAGCATGACCATATTTACCTTCTCTAGGATATAAATCTAAATAAAAATATCCTTTAATTTCGTCATTTTCTTTATTATTAACTTGATATAATATTACACTATCATGCCAAAATGTTGTTGTAACGGAACTTACTTTTTGAAATTTAAGTCCTAATAATTTTTGATATATTTCTAAAGTTCCATATATTACTTTTTCTACTGGAAAACATTTTTTCAAATCTTCTTTATTTAATCCTGATTTTGAATCAGTATATATTCTTGAATAATATGCAATATCATATGCTTCTAATTTATCAATTGAATCATTATTTGCTAAATCTAATAGACATTTTAAATCATCTTTTAGTTTTGGTTTCATTTTTTCTACCAAATCAGTTAAGAATACATTAACAGTTTCTGTTGTTTTTGCCATTTTATTTTGTAATTTATAATCAGAGAAATTTTCAAATCCAAATATTGATGCTAATTCTTTTCTTAATTTAAATGCTTGTTCTGATATACTAGTATTTTCATTAATACATCTTCTTCTAAATTCTATTGAAATCTTTTTTCTAGTGTCTCTATTTTTACAGTAATCCATAATAGGTACTACATCAGGGTATTTTAGAGTTACAATTACTTTATTATTATTTAATCTTGAATCAATAAAATGTTCAGAAAGTCCAATTAAATCTTCTTCATTTAATTCAATTTTTGTATTTTCATTAGCTAAATTTAATGAAAAATTATTACATAGTTCTGTTAATTCTTTCTTAATTTCTTTCACTCTATTATATTTCTCATCTTCTAAATCTAAACCCATAATTTTATAATTTTTATTTGTATCTTCAATTATTGATATTCTTTCTTCTAATAAAATACATGATTTATCATATATATTTTCATACCAAAATTTAAATTTTTGATAAACATCTTTTCTCATTGATTGTTCAATATCAAATTTAGATATTTCTGATGATAGATCAGAACATAATTCTCTAATAGCTTCATCAGTATGAAAATCTTTCATATTCAAAAATGCTTTTTCAACAAATGTATCGTTAAATTTTATTGCTTCACCAAATATATTATCCCAAGTTAATTCTTCATTTGGTGTTTCGCAAATTTTATTATTTATTTTTTCATTAGTAGACATATATGTCTCTTTAATTTCATTAAGTTTTGAAGGTGTAATATTTGAATAATCTAATAATACGTTTATAAGAGAAACCATTATACATATAAAATAAATATTGTTTATATATATATATTATAAAAATTGAATTTTTTATAGTTTATCATTATTAAATATTTAGTATGGAATACATATCTAACTTAGTTAAAACTATTCACACTACAAACTCTTCTCCTTCTGGAAAGAAGTTTGTTATTAGTACTACAGGTGGTGCTTACTCTAGTACTTATTACCTTATGAGCCAACCAGGTGCATCTAATACAATTTTGGAACTAAATGGTCCTTATTTGCAAGAGGCTACATTAGATTTGCTCAATCGAGACTCGCATACAAAAACAACTTTGGACCAATTTGCATCACTCGATGCAGCACAAGAAATGGCTGATGCTTCGCTAAAGCGTACTCAAAAGCTGTTAACAATGCAATGTTCTACTATTGACCAACTCGAATGTCTTGAAAAAGGTATTGGAATTGGAGTAGCATGTGCTCTTGCTTCCTCCTGTTGGAAGAGAGGTGAACATCGTTGTCACGTTGTAATTGCTAATGGGACTCAACGTATTAATTTCTCACTCACCCTTGAAAAGGGTGAAGAAAGCAAGCCATTTCGTACCCGCCCTCAGGAAGATGAACTTTGTGGTGCTCTTGTTGTATGCGCAGTTGCAGTCGCTAGTGGACAAATGGAACTTGCACAAATTAAAGATAATCTGATGACTAATTGCGGTCTAAGTGAACTTGATAAATTTGATGTCAGTATAAATACAATTGTTTCTACACCTCTTGAACAACTAATTACAAAGCAAGTAAGTAATGTTTTGTGTATTAATGGAACTATGATTCCTGATGTACCTCTTTCTTTGTTAGGAGAGTACAAGAAGACCAAGCCTAAGATTATTATGCTTCCAGGTAGCTTTAATCCATTGCACTCTGGACATAAGTCAGCCCTAAAGTCTAGTATATCCTTACTTGATTCTTCTGTGGGAATTTATGAAATGTGTATATCTAATGTTGACAAGCCAACAATGGAAAAAGATGAAGTGTTGCGCCGTTTGAAGCAGTTTGATGCAATTCCTGTTATTCTGACCAATGCACCACGATTCAAAGATAAGGCAACACTATTTCCTGGTATATCATTTGCAATTGGAATTGATACAGCAGTCCGTCTAATTGACCCAAAATATACAAATGGGGATGAAAAGTTGATGATTGAAGCTCTCAAAGGAACACAATTTTTTGTTGATTCTAGAACATTTGGTGTAGCTGGCATTCCTGCTAGTTTCCCATTAAAATTGGACTCTAATGAATTGTTGTCACTTTCGAGGATTATGAAGTTCATTCCTGAGGTTCTTCGTCCTTTCTTCATTGAATTACCTAAATCAGAGTTCACTGATGTTTCTTCATCTCAATTACGGAAAAAAATTGAATAAATAATTCATTATTACAATATTAATTTAGTTATGCAATCTTTCACTAATAATAATATTAAATATTTTAACTCTTCTGGTGTCACCCTTCTTATGGGTGATGTAGAAGTAACCACTGCTCCTCGTGACGGAATTCATATTCCATCGACTGTAACCAATAAGAGTAACGTAATTGTTAATAAGAAACAGTTTGGTTTGCTGAAGGCCGCATTTGCAAACCTACCTGTAACTAATTATCCCATTCATTTGTTTGACCAGCTTGGCAATGTTGTTTCTCGTATGGAAAAGAATCGCAAGTCAAATATTGGTGGTATGCTAGATGTAAATACTCAACCTCAAACACTACTAAGTCATATGGTTCTTCCTAATGTTGATGATGGTTCTACCACTTATCTAATGCTTCAAGAGTATACGCCTCTAAATAGTGTATTTTCGGAAGAGAAACAGCTTCAACTTCTCAAGCAAGATATTGAACTGCTTGATAAGAAGACATCGAATCTTAAGAATGTTGTACTAGTAATTGCAAAAACTCTCCATGATATTTTTGAAAAGCTATATCCTACCTATACAGAGTTCTTCAATGTAGTTCCTGTTAAGGATGAAAATGTAATCAAGTATGTTGCAGAGCATATTTGCGGCACACTAATTGCAGGAAGCAAGCCTAGTTTCCAAGGTTTCCTAAACTTTGGAGCTGGAACTAATATTCTACGATGCGTAAGTGATAATAGTTCAGTGGTCTACACAATTCGTAGTAACGGACGTGTTCAGATTAATGTTGACAAGGAAACAACTTCTGGTAAGTTCCTTGCAATTATTGAAAACTCTTCCCTGAAATTCCCCTACACTATCACCGAAGAAGTTACTGGAGCGTCTTTTACAATTGCACCAGAAATGACAATCAAACCTGAATCAATTCCTGATGTGAAGCTTGACTACATTATTTCTATGATGGAGAATTACAAGTTCAGTACGAGTCTTAACCCTTCTATTGATGATGAAATGATTACGAGTTTCATTCTCTTTCCATTGAATCATACAAATGTACTAAAGTTTCTCTTTACCAAGTCTCTGTCTATTGAAAAAGAGTTTGCTAAGCTATCTGATGAAGCTAAACTTATTGTACGGACTTATGACGAAGGCTTTGTTCAAATTAAGCATACACTATGCGCAAAGATTTATGAAAATAACGAAAGTGTTCTTAATCGTCACCATGGTGGTCTACTAA